CAACAACAAAAAGCAACACAAACTTCGGTTGCCTCAGCACACAACTTAGATCCTTGGGCGGATATTTGGGGCACAAGTATTTTAAATCCTGCCAGAATGGGAGCGTAAAAAACCCCGCACTTGGCGGGGTCTAAACGTTCAGTAAAGAAGGTTTTATTCTTCAGCGAGAGACTTGAAGTATTCCAAGTCATCATCTCCAGCAATGTCAGCAGGTGTTAAACGTGGTGCAAACTTAGCTGCAGGTGGTGAGAGATCGATAGATTCAGCAGTAGTTGAAGGTGCAACGCCTTCAAAGCCTAATACTTTATCCAAACGAGTCTTCAATTGGGCGTAAGGTTTGAACAACTTTGGTTCAGTAAATTCCTTGAGAGAATATTCTTTCTTCCAAATTGTTTCCAACTCGGCATCATCTTCAGACAAGGCAGACTTGCTAGCAAATTCTGATTTGTCATAATTACGATAACCTTCAACATTACGAATCTTCAACTTGAAGTTAGCACCTTCCCATAGATCAAATGGGTTGATAGGTGTTTCATCAGCGAATTCGGGATTCATCGCTTCATTAATCTTGTCGAAAATCTTCTTACCGAATTTGAACAATCGAACCTGTCCTTCGTTTGACGGATTACTTGGATCAGAAACGATCAAAATATTTGTCATGTAAGTTAGTTTACGTTTTTGCTTACGTGCGATATCTTTGTTGGCTTCGATACCAGAATTCCAAAGTGTGTTATTGTGTTCGCACACAGGACACTTATCATTCAAAGTAGTCAAACAGTTATCAATGAACCAACCGCCAGGTCCTTGAAATCCGTGTGTGAATACTCGAACCCATGGTAAAGCATCATCACCATCAACAGCGGGAGATGGCAAGAAACGAATTACTGCCATGCCGTTGCCAGCTTTATCAACTTCTGGTTGCCAGAATCGGGTGTCATCTTTAGAACCAGCTTCTGCAGGAGTGCCGGTTGCTTCAATTGCTTTTGACAACTTGTCGAAATTGTCACGATTGCGTTTAAGATTTGCAAATGAACTCATATATATTTCCTTGTATAATTTGTATTGCGTTGTATAGTTTTTTTGTCCACATTATAATATAGGCTTGTACAAACGACCATATTATCATAATATAGATTTATATAGGTGACCTGTCCAGAAGTTTATCCAACATCATTAAAGTATTACCTATATCTTTGTGATGTATACCGATACCACCCGCACCAATGAAGGCTTGGATAATATCATGTGTATCATCAATCAATATCGATTCTGGTGTGGCATATTCGGTTTTCACCTTACGTCCAGAAACAATATTTGCTTTAAATGGAATGCCTTTATCAGACAGCCATTCAATTTTTTGCAGAGCAACTTCTCGGTGGTATTTTTGGCCACCAGAAGATGAAAGAATTTCTACCTCGACTTCATTTTCATGTTGATATTGTGTAATGTACGTCAACAAGTCTCGACCACCAGGCCACCAGTCCAATGTTTTAAATTGTTCTGTTTGCACAAAATGATCCCAATTCACATTAAAGTCTTTCCGGTCCCGCATAGAACCAGGTAACTCATCATATAGTTCAAGGTACCGGCGTTCAAAGTTACAGAGAACACCGTCCATATCGAGGTAGATTTTCTTTATCATATCATCTTCTTTAGAATAAGTTTATATTTTAACACATCCTGTGGCAGAAATGTGGCATACTTGAGCAATCTTAACCGAAATTCTGGCCACCGAATAGTATCGGCAATTCTAGCATTCCAGTTAGGTTCAAAGCCAAGTATTTTATTAAGTATGCACAAAGTTTCAATTTGTGTTACCTTCTGCATGGTCTTGCGTAATATTACAGGATAATCACCGTCATTCACTTTGAACAAATCGTTTGGATTGTCGCAACCATCAAATAGCAGGTGACAATCATTTTCGAAAAAGTACGATAGTGATTGTAACACCTTTTGGTGAGTCTTGTAATTGATATCTGCTTCTTCAGTTAACAAATCACCAGCCCAAGTATTAGGTTTCTCAACCAAGTTGGACACGAAAAATAATTCCATG